GCTAAGGCTGTAGAAGAAATCGGAGCTGATAATTTACAGCTAATGATGGAAGATGCAGAAAGAGCAAGTGGAGACAGACAACAAGTGGCGTATGGTGGAAGAATAGAAAGCATGACAAGAAAAAATCAAGCAAGCAAGTCTTTATTATATAAAGATGACGCAGATGATGAGATCAAAAAAGCTATGCTATCTATTAATCCTCGTATGCAATAAATATAGAGCTACCTTAAAACCTTAAGCCCTCTATAACAATAATAACCGAAAGGCTACCTTCACAAAAACATTACCTTGCATTGTCGAAATTTGCAACCACTTTGTTTAGCAAGCCCCTAGTAGGAGTAAAAAGATGAAAAAGGAATACGCAGAAGCGGAACAAGAAGAAATAGCAAATCCTTATAATAGTAATAAATTGTGGCATACCAATAAGAAAGAGAAAGTTTTTATCTCATCTAACAATGTTCACTACGATGAACCTGAAACTGAAGAAGAAAAAGAAGGAACATCTAGTAACGATAATCAAGAACCACAAAAAGAAAAGGTGACTGATTATAAAAAAAGATACGATGATTTAAAACGACATCATGATTCTAAAATTAATGAGTTTAAAGAAAAAGAAAAAGAACTGACAGCCCTGTCTAATAAAAAGACACCTAACTATCAAGCTCCTAAATCTTTAGAGGACTTAGAAAACTTTAGAAAAAAATATCCAGATGTTTATGATGTAGTAAAAACTGTAGCGGGAATGGAGAGTGACGAAAAAACAAAGTCTTTGACTGAGCAAATAAGTACTCTACGAAAACGTGAAACAGAATTACTAACTAAAGAAGCATACCAGAGATTAGAAAAGAACCATCCTGATTTTGATGAAATTAAAAACAGTGACTCTTTCCATAGCTGGGCAAAAGAACAGCCAAGCGTAATCCAAGACTGGGTATATAATAATGAGAGTGATGTAGATCTTGCTAGTCGTGCTATTGATTTATACAAAAGGGATTTAGATATATCGAATGCTCCTGCTAAACCATCATCTAATAAGCAAACTAGAAAATCAGCTGCTGATATGGTATCAACTAAAACAACAAGTGTTGATCCGAAGCAGTCGAAGATCTGGACAGAAAGGGAAATAGCCTCTATGTCTATGGATGATTATGATAAATGGGAAGATGCCATTAATCAAGCAATCACTGAAGGCAGAGTAGTGAAATCTAAAAGATAATTAACAACAACTATTAACGGAGAAAATCATGGCTTTTAATGTATCAGACGCCAAATTTGAACAAGGCACAGATACCGATGGAAACTTTGGTAATTCAGTAACTGGTCAAACTAATTCCTTCTTCCTTCCTGCTGTTTACTCTAAAAAGGTACTAAACTTCTTTAGAAAAGCATCAGTTGTCGAAGCAATTACAAACACCGATTATGCTGGAGAACTAAACTCTTTTGGGGATTCTGTACAAATAATCAAAGAACCAGTCATTACTGTATATCAATACGAGCGCGGTGCTGACATAACACAAACAAAACTTACCGATCAAGAATTAACACTTGTGGTAGACACAGCTAACGCTTTTAAGTTTAAAGTTGATGACATAGAAAGTAATATGTCTCATCTAAACTGGCGTGAAGTTGCTGCCTCCTCTGCTGCCTATGCACTTAAAGATGCATTTGATGCAGGTGTTATTGCTACTATGATCGCAGGTGCATCTGCCTCAAGTCCTAACCATATCCTTGGTTCAGACAATGCTACGGATCTAGCTGCTGGTACATTTGATGGTACAGGTAATCTTGATATCGGTTTTGGATCATCTGAACATGATCCTATAGATATTCTGGCTCACATGGCTCGTCTTCTTGACGACTCTAACATTCCTGAAGAGGGACGTTGGTTTGTGGGATCACCAGATTTCTATGAGATCTTATCAAGTTCAGCGTCAAAACTACTATCTGTAGATTATAACGCAGGTTCGGGATCAATTAGAAATGGTCTAGTATCTTCTGGTAAATTGCGTGGCTTTAGCATGTACAAGTCTAACAACATTGCAGCAACTACAAATGCTGCAGGTCAATGTTTAGCTGGTCACATGTCTTCTACTGCAACTGCACAGACGATTACAAGTACTGAAGTAATTCGTGACCCTAGTTCATTTGGCGATATTGTACGAGGACTCCATGTTTATGGATCTAAAGTACTTCGTCCAGACGCACTGGTCGCAGCTTTCTACGGTATAGACTAAGCTAACTATATTGGGGAGTTGAAATATACTCCCCTTTATTTTTACAGAAATAAATTAATTATGGAGAAAAATAATGTCAAACCCAGTATTTAATATAAGAGATACAGGGCGTAACTCAGCCAGAACACGAGATGTTCAGGATATTGCCGACAACATATGTACTTCGTGGACTTCAGCTACTACAGGAACTATTGCAGTTACTGCTAATGCTACCTACGATGTTTCATTTACACAACCAGCCGATACTATCATTCGCAGTCTTATTGCCATTCCAGCAGGTAACATTGTTACAGCAGGATCTTCAGGCGATGATGTTGATTTTGACTTAGGTACTGCCGCTGGTGGTGGTCAAGTTATTGATGAAAAAGCTATCTTAGATGATGGTGGAGCAGCAGTAACCTGGACAGCAAACGCGCCCTTGTATATTATTCAAGACTCACACGGGCACGGATCTAACGCTTTTGTAGGCACAGGAGTAACAGCAGGTGTAGTGGGCGGACCAGCAACTTCAGAAGCTATTGTTATAGCCTCTACTTTGTATAGTGCTGCAGCTCGTACACTTTATGCTCGTCTTAAGCCGTTAGCAAGTAACCTTACTACGGCAGCTACAACAGTTACTTACTTAGTAGAGTTTTTACACCTAGGCTCAACCCCTGATTAAAAATGACACAGTTAGGTAACGACAAAAACCTTGACATCCTAAGTAGCTCTAGTAAGCCTAAAAGCACTAGAGTCTTAGGATTGTTAGGTATATCGTATTTTGGTAAAGCTAAACAGAAAAAGGATGCTCAATGGCTACTACATATTTAACACTCGTCAATGAAGTTCTGAGAGAAATAAATGAAATACCATTAACTTCATCAAACTTTTCAAGTGCTGTAGGAATACAAGCATTTGTAAAAGAATCTATTAATAGATCTATAAATGACATAGCTAATGAAGAACCTCAGCTGCCTTTTTTTGCTGTAGCTGCAAGCGGAGAGACTGATCCTTTCTACGGAAATGTTACAGTCGCTTCTGTCGCAGGAACTAGATGGTATACATTAAAGGCTAGTAGTTCTAGTATAACTACAGATTATGCCTCAATAGACTGGGATGACTTTTATAGTACAACTATTAACGTAAGTGGTGAAACTGCTCCTTATGTATCTCAATCTTTAAAGTTCATAACACTAACAGACTGGCGTAGGTATCTAAGAGACTCAGAAAACTCAGATGACGCGGACGCACAAACCTATGGCGTACCTAAGTATGTTATTAGAAGTCCTGATAACCGTAAGTTTGGATTAAGCCCCATACCAGACAAAGTATATAATATTCACTTCTATGCTTATAACGCACCCACAGCACTTGCTGCTTATGGTGATGCTATTGTACTTCCTGATCAATACGCTTCTGTTATTACAGCCAGAACAAGATACTACATTCATCAGTTTAAAGAAAACTTACAACAAGCTAACTTTGCCCAAGAAGATTATAAAAGAGGAATGAGGTATATGAAATCTAACTTGATAAATCCTCAACCTAAGAATATGACAGACGACAGGGTTTCCTTTTAATGGCAGCTAGTCAACCTTTTTCAGTTCCTTTAAAAGGAGGACTTAATAAGTCTATCAACTCTATGGAGCTTTTACAAACCCCAGGTATGGCTACTAAGTTATTAAACTTTGAAGTCTCTACAAGAGGGGGTTATAGACGTATCAATGGTTATACGCTTTTAGGAGATGGTACAAGACCCAATACAACTAATGCTATTCTAGGGTTACAAGTGTATGCTGATGGCGTAATAGCAGCTTCGGGTACAAACATTTACTTTAGTCAAGATGGAAATAGTTGGCTACAAATAAATAAAACGAGTGTAGATGGAGGAGGGGATGACTATAGTACTTTTACAGGGCGTGGTGCGTTAGCTAGAACCTCTCAGGGTAAAGCACAATTTACTATTTATGAGGGTAATACATCTTACGGAGAAGTTGTTATTACTGATGAAGGCTCTGGAGTAAAGCCTTTTTATTTTTTAATGACAGGAACAGGCGATCTAGCTACTCGAACTTTCTTTGCTAAAGAAATTACAGTGAGCGGTACGGTCTATCCAAAATTCTGTGTCATACATAACAAACATTTAGTAGTAGCTGGTGCAGCGACTGCTCTCAATACCATTTACTACAGCGGTACATCAGACATAGATCACTTTACGGGTTCAGGTTCTGGTAGTATTGTTTTAGATGATCAAGTTGTTGGTCTTAAATCTTTTCGTGATGAATTATTTATCTTCTGTAAAAACTCAATATACAAACTACAGAATATAAACAACGCATCTACAATAGCGGTCGTACCTGTTACTCAAAATATAGGGTGTGTAGATGGTAAGACGATCCAAGAGTTTGCTGGAGATCTAATATTCTTAGCTCCCGATGGTTTTCGTACCATTGCAGGCACAGCAAGAATAGGCGATATTGAGTTAGGTACTGTTAGTAAACAAATACAACCTATTATAAATGCGCTTGTTGCTGGCACAGCTACTGAATATAGTAGTGTAGTTTTAAGAGATAAGTCTCAATATAGAATGTACTATAGTGCGACCTCAGCTTCAACAACAGCTTCAAAAGGAATTATAGGTACGTTAACAGACGAAGGATTTCAGTGGTCACAAGTAGAGGGCATACAAGCCCCTGCAGTTACTTCGGGATTTAATTATTCTAATAAAGAAAAAATCTATCATGGTGATAGAGATGGTTATGTTTATAATCACGACACTGGAAATACTTTTAATCCTGGAGGTTCTTCAGTCAATGTATCAGCAGAGTATCAATCACCTGATTTTGATTACGGAGACTTCGGAACCTTAAAGACTTTGGATTATGTCAAAGTATCTTTATTTCCTGAAGGATCAGTATCACCTACACTAAGAGTTCGTTTTGACTATGATGACGCAGATCGATTACAACCATCAGATTCAGTTGTTATTGCAGCAACACCCTCTATCTTCGGGGATGCATTAAGTATTTTTGGAACAAGTAGATTTGGTTCCCCTGAACAACCTTTAGTTAAAGCAACTTTAGTTGGAAGTGGATACAGTAACTTTTTTAAAATTTTTAGTAGTGATTCAAATGCTCCTTATACAATAAATGGACTATATGTAAACTACAGACCGTCTGGCAGAAACTAATATAAATAGAGAGAATTAAATTATGGCTCAAGCATATACAAGACAAAGTACAATAACTGATGGTGACACGATTACAGCCGCAGTTTTTAATGATGAATATAATCAGCTGCTAAATGCCTTTGTTTATCACGCAACTTCAGCAACTACCTCAGGTCATAGACATGATGGTGAGGCAGGACAAGGTGGTAGTATATACCGTATAGGTGATCTTGATTTTCTAAATAAAATAGAAGCAGACAGTACTAATAACCGCTGGGGAGTATGGGTAGAAGTCTCTAGCTCAGCAGTCGAACAATTAAGAATACAGGACGGTGCTATTGTTCCTGTCACAGATAGTGACATTGATATAGGAACAACTTCTCTTTATTTTAAAGATGCTTATATTGATAGTATTACTACAACAGGTAACGTAGCAGTAGGTGGTAATTTAACAGTTACAGGTACTACAACTTTTAACGGCGGTACAATCACTATGGGTGATGCAGCTACTGATAACGTAGTCTTTGGAGCTGACGTAAACAGTAATATTATTCCTAATACTGATAGTGCTTTTGACCTTGGTAGTTCTACACAAGAGTGGCGTGACCTTTATTTAGATGGCACAGCACACATAGATACGCTAGACGTAGATGTAAATGCTACTATCGCAGGAACTCTAGGTGTTACAGGCGTACTAACTGGTACAAGCTTAGACATATCAGGTGATGCTGACATTGATGGAACTTTAGAAGCCGATGCAATTACTATTGGTGGTATAACTCTAGCAGAAACTATATCAGATACTGTTGGAGCTATGGTTACAAGTAATACTGAATCAGGTATTACAGTAGCTTATGACGATGCTGACAATACTTTAGACTTTACAGTTGGCACACTTAATCAAGATACTACAGGCTCAGCGGCTACGTTAACAACTCCTAGAGCTATTGCGGTAGCTGGTGATGTTACAGGTACAGCAAACTTTGATGGTTCAGCCGCAATATCTATAACAACTACTTTAGCGGCTGACGCTATTGTTACTGCAAATATTACAAATGCGAATGTTACACTGGCTAAGATGGCAGCCAATAGTGTTGATAGTGACCAGTATGTTGATGGCTCAATAGATTTAATACATATGTCAGTTAATTCTATAGACTCTGATCAGTACGTTGATGGTAGTATTGACCTAGTACATATGAGTGCAAATAGTGTTGATAGTGACCAATATGTAGATGGTTCAATAGACACAGCTCATTACGCAGCCAACTCAATTACAGGAGCTGAACTAGCTGATAATATAGATATAGCAGGAACTTTAGACGTTACTGGGCTGCTTACAGCAGATGCTAACGTAGTAGTTGCTGGAAACCTTACAGTAAACGGAACTACAACAACTTTAAACACTGCAACACTTGATGTAGAAGACAAGAACATTACTATAAACTATGGTGCAGGAGATACTTCAGGCTCTGCAAACGGTGCAGGTATTACCATTCAAGATGCTATAGATGCTTCTAACGATGCTACAATCCTTTGGGATACTACTAACGATGAGTTTGATTTCTCACATGCTATTAATGTAGCAGGTAAAGTTACAAGTACAGGTACTTCAGTCTTTGCAAGTCTAGACATCTCAGGCGATATAGACGTAGACGGAACTACTAACCTAGACATAGTAGATATAGATGGTGCTGTAAATATGGCTACAACTCTTGTGGTTGGTGGTTCAACTACTATGGCGGGTGGTACATTCTCTGGCGAAATCACAGCCAATGGCGGAATAGCGTTAGGCGATAGTGATAAGGCTACGTTTGGTGCTAGTGATGACCTACAGATTTACCATGATGGTAGTAATAGTATTATCAAGGATTTTGGTACGGGCAATCTTGAAATACAGGCTGCTAACCTACGAATTAAGAACTCAGCAGAGACAAAATCATACTTAAATGGTGATGATGGAGGTGCCGTAACTATTTTCCATGATGGCAACCAGAAACTAGCCACCACAGCCACAGGCATAGACGTTACAGGCACA